CTTAGGGACCCCCCTGGTGCTTGTTTGCGCCAAGATGGATTAACCACCCATCTCACTTGCTTCCCCCGAGCTACACAGTGTACAGCTCGGGAAGTCCGGTCATACCGGCATACCGTAGGGATTGACCATGGCTGGAATCTTCACTGACAAGCGTGTCACGTACCGTGACGCAATTGTCCGAAATTACTCGGACTTCGGCGTACCTAGGCCGGACACAGTAATCAAGATTCCAGAGTACCAGGAGACCACTTCTTATAGAAGTGGACGAGAGCTCAGTGAAGATGAGCAAATCCGTCAGGATTCGCAAATCTATGGTGCGAGGAGGTTACTTTCCTCCTCGTACGACACTGGCCACGAGTTTCAGAGTCAGAGGCGTAGATTTATTCACACCTCACACCCTGACTGGATTGACCGTTTTGGTTCGGTCACTATCCGGCGTGGTCCGCTCATTTTCAAGAACAGTGCGACTCTTGACCCTTGTTTTTGGGCACCAACGCTTGCGTTGATGTCCGCACAAGATCAAGTGAAATACGGTCAGCGCGCGATTAGCGCTACCGCTCCCACTGCTCCTGCGGCCGGCATCACTGGTGCCTTCGCTGAGATCTACCGGGATGGTCTCCCGGATTTGGTTGGTCACCTGTTCGCTAAAGGCCCAGGTCTCAAGTCCGCTGGACATGAGTACCTGAACCTTGAGTTCGCATGGAAACCAACCATTTCTGATCTCAAGAAGATCTGCCTCTCTGTTATTAAGTCGACAGAGACGCTTCGCCAGTTTAAGCGGGATGGCGTCGAAGGACGCTATACCCGTCGCCGGTTCTCCGTGCCGCGCGAGAGTACCGTTGTGGAATCAATCATTCCGCGAGATGGTCTTCAGAATTTGACCTTCTCACATACAACGGCTGGCGCTGCTACTACCGGGCCGATAACCCAGACCGATGTCATTACTACAGACATCTGGTTTAAGGGAGCATTCTCTTATTACCTGCCTGTCAGTGATATACTGATGGGCAAGTTTGAGAGATACGAGAGTCTTGCTAACAAGATTCTCGGCACAAGGCTTACGCCGAGTGTGCTCTATCAGCTCGCACCATGGTCGTGGTTGCTCGATTGGTTTGTAGATGTTGGCAACGCTATGAGCGCTGCCGATCTGCTCACCTCGGACAACCTGGTGATGAGATGGGGATACCTGATGCGTCAGACCGACGTATTCAGGACCATTCGTGTTCCCTCTAATCTTGGAGGGGGCACGACCTTCATCAATACCTACCGCTCGACGCGGAAGGAGAGATGGAAGGCATCACCCTACGGTTTTGGGGTCAACTCCGACGCGTTTACGCCTCGGCAGTGGGCTATCCTCGCAGCTCTTGGCATGACCAAGACACCGAGAACGGCGTTCTAGTAATAGATCGCCATCCCTGGGTCCCAGCATCCGCTGCGATCCTCCCTCCAACACAACTGAATATCTCATTCAGCTCGTGAGGACGTTCCCATGTACTCTGATCCGCAGTCTGTTACCATCAACGCGATCGCCAACTCGCTTCCGCGCGTTGGCTCGGGCATCAATACCGGCACCTTCTCGAAGGATGACGGTACTGTCCGACTTGGCGTTTCGCATTCCTACGGGAAGCGGAATCGCCGTCAGGTTCGCATCGATCACAAGAAGGTGGCTCCGGACCCTCTGGTCCCTGCTACCAATGTGCCCTACTCGCTGTCCATCTACCTCGTGGCAGATGTTCCGCGCGATGGGTACTCCCTTGTGGAGCAGAAGCAGATTGCCGATGCCTTCCTGGCATGGCTCACTGCTAGCTCGGGCGCCAACCTCGTCAAGTGTCTTGGCGGGGAGTCTTGATCCCTATTGACGCACTCCTTTTGGGGTTCGTCATTTTGGGAATTCAAGCTGGCGTACTCACACTTCTAGTGCGAGGTTCTAGCGGCTCAAAGCGTCACTGACGACATCCTACTGTCAGTACGCTGTGCATGGGTGAGGACTCACCAACTCCATCAGGAGCGGTGATGAAAAGCCTGACCACGTTCTTACAAGTGCTCCTCCATGAACTGGGGGAGTGGTGTCACACAAGCACCAGTCGTGACTTTAAAACAGTCACGGCTCGTGTCGAACATGAGGGGCTATCGTTTTTGACGATAACCCTGCCAGAGTTCGGAAAGGGCTTCGAAAAAAGCCTAGACCGTGGCTCTCTCGCTCGCTCCGACTTCAATGGTTTCCATTGGGTCGGTGGTCTCCCTGCATTTCTGCAAGGTTTCCTCGAGCTTGTGTTCGACCGCGAGACTGGTCGATTGCTCGATCATCCTTCGCTTGACGCTATCTTCGCGATTCGCCAGATTAGTCTGGTGTTCAAGAAGATCGAACTGGAATGCTCGGAAGAGCGTATCCAGTCAGCGTTTGCGACGTATGTCGAGTGTGAGCAGGAACTTCGGACCTCCGACCAAACCTTCACCGGGGTGACCCGTGATGAGTTTGTAAAGGTTGGACGCCTGCTCTGGGCTGAGATGTTCACCAAGCTGGATAGTAATATCCATTCTGGTGACATCATTCCCAGGCATGGACCCGGTGCCACTGCTGATAAACTTCGAGGTAACTCGAAGTATCTTCAGCGTGAGTGGACCGAACGGCTCGAATACTACTTCCCTTTCGGGGAGTTTGTATTGGGGTCGTTGCATGAGCCTCAGTATCTCGCGATGCGAGAGGATTCTCATGCGGTGCCGAAGTACCTCGAACCCGGAGACGAGAGACCCGTCAGGGTCATTACCGTCCCCAAGACGCTCAAGACGCCACGAATCATTGCGATTGAACCGACCTGCATGCAATATGTGCAGCAAGGCATTCTCGAGAAGATCGTGGAAGCTATTCGGGAAGATGACATCTCCCGTTGGCTCATCTGTTTCGATGATCAGCTCCCTAATCGTGAGTTGGCTCGTAAGGGATCCATTGATGGCTCCCTCGCTACACTCGATTTGAGTGAAGCGTCAGATCGCGTCTCGAATCAGCATGTACTAGCTCTCACTGCGGACCACCCACATCTTCGCGATGGAGTGCAAGCGTGTAGATCTAGGAAGGCTGATGTCAATGGCAAGGTTTATCGCCTTGCCAAGTTCGCGTCCATGGGTTCAGCCCTCTGCTTTCCTTTCGAGGCCATGGTTTTCGCCACGGTCGTTTTCGTTGGGATAAGTAGAGCGCTCAATCGCCGGCTTACCAAGAAGGATGTTCAGTCCTTCAAGGGTCGGGTGCGCATCTACGGGGATGATATCATTGTTCCCGTAGAGTTTGTGGATCACGTCGTCACATCCTTGACCGATTACGGTCTCAAGGTTAATGTGAACAAGTCCTTCTGGACCGGCCGGTTCAGAGAGTCTTGTGGAGGGGACTACTTTTCCGGGCAGGATGTTACTCCTGTTCGGGTGAAGAGTTTGTTCCCTTCACGGCGCGAGCATGCAGACGAGATTGTGTCAACAGTTGCCACACGGAACCTTTTCTACGAAAAGGGTCTTTTTGTGACAGCAGGTTTTCTCGACTCGGTGCTGGAGAAAGTTCTTCCAGTGTATCCGGTTGTCGGACGCAACTCTCCTGCTCTGGGCAGATTGTCTCATGATGGTGAACTTGCCATCAGTGGAACACATCCCGATTACCAAGCGCCCTTTGTCAAGGCGTATGTGTCATCGGCCCGGCTACCCAGCTCATCACTGGACAGTCGAGGTGCTCTGACCAAGTGGTTCCTCAAGAGAGGTGAAGATCCTTTCCAGGATCTCAATCACTTGCTGCGTGCAGGACGGCCCTCATCCGTCGACATCAAAATGAGGTGGGTCCCTGTGGCGTGAGCCGCGGGGAGTGGAGTTAACCACTCTACGCTGGGAGACAGTGTCTCCAGGGGTTGAAGCCCCCTGGGAGATGCATCGCTAAG